TCATAAGCTACTCTACAATCTATATTAGCATCTTTAAAATACTTAAGTAGATTTCTAAAGTTAATAGGTTCCTTATCCTTACGACTACATATAATAGAATATATCATATACAGAGTATAATAGATGACCGAAGATAAAATTAAAAACAAATTGGAAAAAGAGTTCAGAAAGTGCAAAGATGATCCAGTTTACTTCATTTCTAATCACATCAAGGTAGTTCACCCTATCTTTGGATTGATTAACTTTGACCTGTATCCTTTCCAACGTAAACTTATCTCTGAGTTTAAAACTAATAGATTCTCGATCCTTAGAAAGTTTAGACAGGCGGGATGCACTACCTTAGTTGCTGCTTACGCACTTTGGAAGTGTATTTTTAATTCTCACTATAAAGTTGTAATTCTTTCAAAAGATGACGATGCTTCAATGGAAGTTTTATCTAGGATGAAGACTGCCTATGATGAGCTACCGGAATGGCTCAAGCCACCTTTGATGAAAGACTCAGCACACGCTTTAAAGTTTAACAACGGCTCTGAGATTAAATCTAAATCTTCATCTAAGCAGTCAGGTCGTTCTGTTGCAGGTTCGTTACTAATTCTAGACGAAGCTGCGTTCATTGAAAATATAGATACAATTTGGGCCGCTGCATTCCCAATTATTTCAACAGGTGGTTCAGTTATTGCACTGTCCACCGTAAATGGTATTGGTAATTGGTTTCACAGGCAGTATAACGAAGCTAGAAATGGGGATAACTCGTTTAAAGCTATCGACATTAATTGGAAAGATCACCCTCAATACTTCCGTCATCCAGGCTACGAGAAGATGTATGAGAAGTTATCTCAGCAAGATCCTCCAATTGATATTGACCAGTGGGAGAAAACTACTAGGGGTGCTATCAGTTATAAAGAATGGCTTCAAGAATATGAAGCTGAGTTCTTGGGAACTGGTGATACCTTTATTGACGGTGAAATATTAAAGCAACTTAAGGAGCAAGTTAATAATGAATTTTCTACTCGATACAATAACCGTCTGCGTGTGTGGGGTAATCCTCATCCTCATCATGATTATGCTATCGGTGTTGACACCTCCATCGGACGAGGATTAGACTCATCGGTAGCTCAAGTAATAGATTTATACACTGGTGAACAAGTAGCTGAGTTTAAATCTAATAAGACACCAATTAACGAGTTTGCAACCATACTTGCCCAGATTGGTAGAGAATATAATACTGCTTATATTGTCCCAGAGAGAAACTTAATTGGGCACAACTTAATTTATCAGCTTAAAGAAGTTGAGCAGTATGACAATCTGTTTTTAGACGATAAGCATGAGATCGGAGTTCAGGTGGCTGATGCTAACCGGAGACAAATGTTGGTCGGAGTTGATGAAGCAATAAGATTAAATAAAATTAAATTAAACTCTGAGCGCACAATTGACGAACTTTTAACTTTTATTATCGACGAGGTGGGTAGATATAAGGCAGACGTTAATTGTCATGACGATTTAATTATGGGTTTGGCATTAGCAGTTTTCGGATTTAATGAAATAAGAGCGAATACTCCTATGATTCAGCATCGTCCTAATGACGATAAATTTAATATGCCTATAAGTAAGGCTAAATATATGATAAGAACCCCTGGCGGACTAATAGAAGAAGAAGATCTTAAATGGCTACTAAGTTAAACGAAAACGCAGGATACACACAATTTAATCCAAGCCGTGGCAGCATTTCTAGCTGGTTCGGGTCTTGGTATTACCCAGTCGGAAGAAGCGGTAAGTTCTTTGCCAAATTCCTAAGCGGTAGAAAAGAGCAATTAATTCCTCAAGATGGAACTACAACCCAACAAATAGTTCCCCCAGAGCCTCACCCTCTAGCTGGCGATACACTACTTAGAACAACTCCACTTGGCCTGATAAGTCCATTTAAAACCACTCAGATGGTTCCATCTAACGAAGAGGAGATGGAGCGTAAGCGTAGGTATCAAGAATTTGAGGATATGGATGATTATCCTGAAATTGGAGCAGCATTTGATATTTATGCTGATGATTCAACCCAATCTAATCTTGATGGAACTAGATGGGAAATTGATAGTGACAATCAATTAATAAAAGACGAAGTTACATCGCTATTCCAGGATTTAAATCTAGAAACTTTTATTTGGGATATAACAAGAAACGCTGTAAAGTATGGTGATTGTTTTATTGAGTTAGTTGTTGATTTAGACAACATAAAGCGTGGAATTCAAAAAATAAAGATACTAGATCCAAATTACATATACAGAATAGAAAATCATCATGGTATCTTAACTGATTTCTTGCAAGAAATACCTTTGCAGACAGATAGCACCATATTTGGTAAAATTGGATCTACGACCGGACAAAAGATAGTAATGCCATTAGACAAGAATCAGATTGTGCATTTCAGAATGTTCTCATCTGATCCAACTTATTATCCTTACGGTAAATCAATAGCTGCTGCTGCAAGAGCGGTCTACAAGTCATTGAAGATGATGGAAGACGCTATGTTGATTTATCGACTCTCCCGTGCGCCAGAGAGAAGAATATTTTATGTTGACACTGGAAATCTTCCTGCCACGAAAGCTGAGATGTATCTTGAAGCTCAGAAGTCTAGATTTAAGAAAGAGAAGTATTTTAACAGAACAACTGGAGAAATTGACGCTAGATTTAATCCATTAGCTCAAGACGAAGACTTCTTCGTGGCTGTAAACGGTAAGGGCAGCGGAACTAAGATTGACACATTAAAGGGTGCTGAGAACTTAGGTGAGGTAGATGACGTTAAATACTTTAGAGATAAGTTGTTAGCCACACTTAAGATTCCAAAGGATTACATCGTAGAGAAGGATCAAAGCCCAGAAAGAAAAGCTAATTTAAGTCAGTTAGATGTTAAATTTGCCAGAGTCATCTTAAGAGTTCAGCAGTGTATTGAAATTGGTCTTGAATCAATTGCTAAAAGACACTTATTAGTTAAGGGGTTCCCACCTTTATCAGTATCTAAACTTAAAATTAAACTTCCTGAGCCATCAGATATGTCCGCCAAGCGTCAGTTGGACATTGATGAGCAAAAGGCCAGAGTCGTTCAAGCTGTTAAAGGATTAAATATATTTCCAATAGAATATATTTATAAGAACTACTACCAGATGAACGACGATGAAGTTGATGAGATGAAAGATCAGCTTGAAAAGCAATCAAAGGATCCAATCATGGGTGCCATAGCGGCAGGAATGCCCCCAGGACAGCCGATGATGCCAGGGGCCCCAGGTGGTGATCCAGGTATGGGAATGCCCCCAGGAGCAGGCCCAGGCCCTATGGAGGCAGGCGGACAAGAGGGGATGGAGAATATCCCACCAACAGCAATGGAGCAGGTAGACTATTCCGAACTTAAGAAGTTAATGCTTTCGGAGGGATTGAGTGAAGAGGCAATTAAAATTGTTGAAGAAATGTCTCTTGACAGTAAATTAAATAAAATTTAAGTATTAAAAATACCTAAATAGTTTTGATAAGGTTATATTCATGTTAACTAACATTTTTGAGTCTCGTAACAAAACTTTCCTAAACCTAGTAAAACTGGGTGATTATCTCGGTAGATCACTGAGAGAGAGCGTAGAAGTATTCTCAGTTGATGGGGATACGGTAACTTATCTTACGGAGTCTAAATACGTCATCCGTGGTAATTATAAGTTAACTCCACTATCTTTAACTGAAATAGAGATAGAGGATTCTGCTATATTTGAAAGCAAAGAAATTTATAATAAATTAGTTGATAAGAGAATATCAAGCTTATTAGCTGACTTGCTTGAGAATGATCTATCAGACGCTAAGGATAGCTTTGATGGAGTTTTAAACTTGTGGGAGAGCAAGTTGCAATTTGATAGAATTAATAAAAGATTAGTTGATAAGGTTCAAAAGTTTGATGAATCATTTAATATTTTAGCTACTCCAGAGTTTGAAAGACTTTACGATGCTAGACAAGAGTTAGTTAAAGTTTTGAAAGAAAATCAGGATCTCGCCTTATCCCCTGAAATTAGAAACACGGTTAGATTATCCTCAGTAATTTCAAAGTCATTTGATCTTCCAAGAATGACAATTGAACAACTAGCCGAAGATTCAGAGTATACAGTTCCAAAAGAACTTAATAACACTCTGTATGATCATCTGTGCAAACAGGAGATCATTGCCAAGGAATTGCAAGAGAGCAAGCAAAGCCTTGACACCATTTGGATTACAAACGAAAAGATTCAAAAGTTACCATCATACATTTACGAGTCTGACAGCAATGTAATGCAGTTAGTAGCTGAAATTGTAAACGAAGTCCCTTACTTCGCTATGGCTACTAAGAAGCAAATATTCTCACTTGTCGAAGGTAACTTGGACCTTCTGGTTGACGATAACAGAGTCCCAGAAAAAGATATTAAGGAGTTCGTAGGCAAGATCTTCGAATTTAAGAAGCCAGTGAAGAATCACTTAACAAATCTTCTAAATGAGAAGTATGGAATAAATGTCCAGACTCTTACTGCAACTCCCACGTTCGATTCATTAGTCAAAACACAGTCTTTCATATTTGAATGCATTAGTCAACTTACACCAAAGAACTCAAACCTTAGAAGAGTTCTGGTTGAGTTCTCTAATTTACTCAAAGAGAAGAATGGTATTGAATCAATCGACGTTTCTGATTTCTTGAATGAAGTTTTTGAACTGTGTGAATACGACACAAGCCTTAATGAAACATCATTGATGAATTATCTTAACTTTGATAAAGTTGCTGATGATCTCGGCAAGATTGGACAAGTTTTAAAGATGATTCAGGCCGGGGTCGCCGGAGGTGCGATGGGTGGTGCTGCTGAAGCTCTCGGAGGCGCAGCGCAATCAATTGCACAAGAAGTCCCAGAGGGTGAGGGTGAGTATGAGTCCGATGGTGGCGATCTAGCTGGCATGGGAGATGAAGAGGGTATGGAAGATGAAGAGGCCCTGGGCGGGGAAGAAGACATGGGGGATCCAGAGAATGGAGAAGGAAACGAACTCCCTGCCATGGACGCAGAAGACGCTGCCGATGAAGTTAATTCTGAAGATGAAATGGAAGGCATGGGTGACGAGGAAGAAATGCCTACTGAACTCGGCGGCGAAGAGGGTGAAGAAGATGAAGGAGAAATGGTTGATAAAGATGCTTTAGTAGACAATCTCAAAGAACTTGAGAGTCTTATTGCAACTTTAAAATCAGATCTTGGAGATGAAGTTAGTGAGTTCGGTGAGGAAGGTGAAGAGGATGGAATGGAATATGAAGAGGAAGGCGAAGAAGAGATGCCAGACATCGACACTGGGGAAGGTGAAGATGAAGTTCATATAGACGTTGATTCACACAATGATGGAGAAGAAGAGGAAGAAGATTCTGAGGAGGAAATGCCAAAGAAGAAGAAGTCCAAGAAACCAGAATTTGAGTAATTAAACCATGACTACAGGCCCCCGAAACACGCCACATCCAATAATTCTACACGTAGATGAAAGCAACAATCCAGTAAGATTGGCTGAAGCTAGCTCTATCTACGTTACTTCAGCTACTATCGTATCAGCTACAATAACAACCATTAGTGCTACGAATTGGCTTGGGTTGGACTTAGGTAATGCTGGTGTCCCTGGGGGGAATGTTGGACAAATTCAATATAAAAAAGATTCAACTTCGTTTGGTGGAGATTCTGCATTAACTTTTAATGAAGCTAATCAAACTTTAGGTGCAGTTCAAATAATTGTTGGAAATTTTAGTTCGACAAATGAGGCTTTCTTTAACAATATAGCTAGGGCTGAAGAATTCTCTAGCATAACCCTTTCAGCAGTAAGTTCTAAAATACAAACATTATCTGCAACAACAATTTCTGCTGTTACAGTTTGTGCAACTAATTACAATTCTTTATTTGATGCTCTTAGTTTTACAAACCTCGATGCAAGATATTTAAACTCATCAGGAGAATCTGTAACTGGAAGTTTCTATTTACAAAATCTTAGTGCGGCAATATTTTCAGCAACAACTTATTTAAACTTACCTTCAGGTGCTGCCGTATGGAACGCAAGTGCATTAGCCGGAAAGCCAGTAACTTCAACTGCCCCTGGTCAATATCAAGTTTTGGTTTTTAATGGTAACGCATGGACACCCTCAAGTATTGCTGGCATAGGGGATGGAGCTACTCCAGGAGGCCCTGAGTCTAGCATTCAGTTTAGATCAGGGTCAACATTCTTAGGTTCTGGAACAGCAAAGTTCAACACCACATTTAGTGGACTTGAATTAGTAAACACAAGCTCTACAAATTTAAGTTCAACAAATATCCGGTCAACGATAATATCAGCCACAGATTATCTAAATATTCCATCTGGATCCCCAGTGTGGAATGCTAAGAAACTTCAAGATTACGATATTCTTAAAGGAGATTTGATAGATAATGATATTCTATCGTTCAATCAAACGGGTGCAGTAGGAGTTGGATTTTTTCAAAAAACAACAACTACTGATTATGCTGCTGCAATATATCCTGACCTACAACCTACTATTCATGCAAATCTCCCTCAAGTAAATGCAAGTGCGTTAAGAGGATTTGCAGTAACCTCAACTACACCAGTTACAAATAACGTATTAATATATAATGGGTCTGTTTGGACTCCCTCTGCATCAGTTGCCCTTGGATCGGTTGCATCTAATAATTTAGCATCAATTAATTCAAATTCAACTAATTTATCAGCAACTAATTTATCAGCAACTAATTTATCAGCAACTAATTTATCAGCAACTAATCTATCTTCAATCAGTGCTAGAATAACAGGATTATCTGCAACTACAATATCAGCAACAAATTGGCATGGTCTGCCATCTTCAGTTGCTCTTTGGAACGCAAGTGCTTTGCAAGGTGGAACAATTCTAGGTGCTAATACCCCCGCTGGACAACTTGGATTCCTAAGCTATAATCCATCTCTTAATGAATATCAAGCTCAATCTCTTAGCTCCCTAGGAAATAATGGAATGGGCACGTTAGGATATGGTGCAGCATCTTATTTAGCATCAGCTAATTCAAATTATTTTGCAATTAATGAAGGTTGGCAACTTTTTGCTGATTACCCAGAGAATAAAGATGTCCTGGTATTTAGCTCAAACATGTATGGGACTGGTTCTCCAAGATGGACTTGGCAGCAGGCATCATCTTTAGTTCCCGCTGTAACCCCTTTTGGTTCAAACGCAGGAGTGTTTCAATTCCGAGGGCCTAATGGTGAATTTAGTTCAACTCCAGATGTTTGGTATAGTCCAGCA